CAGTATTCGCCCACTATTAGAAGTATCAGTGGGTATTATCATTTCAATTTTAACAATTCTTATACCTTTAATAGTACTATTATGAAATTCACAGTTTACTCAAAGAATGGATGTCCCTATTGCACTAAAGTAAAACAAGTGCTAGAGTTATCAAGTCTTGATCATGTTGTTTATACACTTGGAGAACATTTTAATCGTGATGATTTCTATGCCGAGTTTGGAGAAGGTTCCACATTTCCTCAAGTAATTATGAACGATACGGAACATCTTGGTGGTTGTATAGATACAGTTAAGTACCTTAAGGAGCAGAATTTAGTCTAATGGAATCGACCTTTAATGAAGTTTACTATGATGTGAAGAAAGCAATTGATCTTTCTTTTAAGGGTCAATTTGTATTAAAGTTTTATGATTATTTGAAAGTTAAAGGAATTCTAAGAAGAGAGGTAGAAGAGTTTATTGAAAGTTCAACTGCAAATGAACTGAGCAATCTTGTAATGGATCTTGATGACTATCTTGAAGGTGGTGATGACAACATTCATAAACAACTTCGTGAAGGATATGGTCACATTCCAAAACCTCAGGCAAGAAAGATACGAAATTATTTGTACGGCATTCTAGAAGATGCTTGGAAGTATAGTCATGATAAAAAGCCAGGAAGAAAAAAACAACAACCTAAATAACTCAGAACCCGAAATCAATCGGGGAGTTGAGTTATTATTAAGAGATAGGAGGAAGAGAAAATCAGAACCAAAGATTTTTCAAGTAAAATTTGGTAAAATGATTTCTCTCCTTCATTGGGAGTTTCATTTTTTTATAGAATTTCACTTTGATACCAAGAAAAAATAACTCTCTGGAGAAAACAAATGGAACCAGCATATGTAATAGCATTCACTGTAATGTTTACCTTACTATTTTTTATGGTAGGAAGTATAATTGGTTGGTTAACTTATAGACATTTGTTAGAAATGAGACCTCCTTACTTACATCCAGAATTCTTTGATGAAAACGGACAAGTCATACCTGACGAAGTTGTTGCTGTTAGATTTGAAGAAGGATATTTTGATAAAGATGAAGAAGATGATGATGATGACTAACTAATAACATCTATTAAATTAAAACTGATTGGATAAATCTATTATGACTACAACAAAAACAAAACCAACGACTACTGAAAAACCCATTGAAAGTCTCCCAACAAACCCTTTTGTATTTGAGATTTTAGAACTTACTTCAAAACAAAGAAGTAATGCTAAAAAAATTGAAGTTCTAAAAACTTATGAACATGATGCTCTTAAGTCTGTTTTGATTTGGAATTTTGATGAGACTGTAATTTCACTTCTTCCTGAAGGAGACGTTCCTTATGGTGATGTAAAAGATCAAAATGTTTACTCTGGAACTCTTTCAGAAAATCTTTCTAAAGAAGCTTCTGGAGGAGAATCTGCAACTATACAAGACCTTCAAGGAAGAGGACGCACTTCTCTTCGTAAGGAATATCAAAATCTTTATCACTATGTAAAAGGAGGAAATAATACTCTTTCAACTATTCGTAGAGAGATGATGTTTATTAATCTTCTTCAAGGACTTCATCCTAAAGAATCTGAAGTTTTAATTCTTGTAAAAGACAAAAAACTAACAGATAAATACAAGATAACTTTTGAGAATGTAAAAGAATCCTTTCCCGATATTCAATGGGGCAATCGTTCGTGAGTATAGCAACAGAAGAGAGGGAAAAAATGGCAGAAAAGAAAAAAGAAAATAAACAAATTATACCTCATGAATATGGGTGTGAAATTCTTCTTGAAAAAACAAATATTGAAAAAGCAAAAGATCCATCTTTTCCAAATGATGCATATTTAATTTGGTATGTTGTGAATAAAGAACAATATATTGATTTAACTAGATGTGGTAAAAAATCTAGTTTGTTTGACATGTACTATGATACATATGGACCAGGTACAGTTCAAAAAATTGATTTTGGTTATGGAAGAGTTAATCCAAGAATTTGGGGATATCAAAAAACAGAAAAAAGGAAAAGAAAATGAGCACAGGATTTGATGATACGTCAAATAAAAATAGAATTGGTATTGATTTTGATTATGTAGATGTCATATTAAAGCAATATAAAAAAATTAAAAAATATAAGAAATCATCTCTATATACAATAAAAACTATGGACGGCACAGAGACGGTTATAAGTTCACTAATTAAAGAAGCAGAGGAAAATTCGTTAGATTAATGGGCAAGCATTATTTACTAAACCTTTATGGTTGCTCATTTGTTCTTTTGGATGATGAGAGTTGTCTTATAGATTTACTAGAAAATGCAGCATTTGCAAGTGGTGCTAATGTAATTCAAACTATCTCAAAAAAGTTTGATCCTCAGGGAGTTACAGTATTATGTTTATTGTCAGAGAGCCATATTAGCATTCATACTTGGCCAGAAGAGGGTAGAGCAGCAGTTGATGTTTATACTTGTGGAGATTGTAATCCTAAGATTGGATGTGATATTATTATTCAACAACTTTATGCAACCGATCACAGACTAACCTATATTGAAAGATGAGACCTTGACAGGTCTCTTTTTTTTATGTATAATTACCTTTGTTCAGGTTGATAAGGAATGGATAAAGAACGCTTAAAGCTTATAGTAAGAAATATGGAGTCTCTATTAGATTGTCTCAAGGCAGAACTTTATGTACCAGATAATAACTTACAATATAGTGAGGTTTCAAACTACATAACAGATTATGACGAAATTTACAACGAAGAAGATGATTGATATGAAACCAATTAAAGCAAAAGACCTTCTGGAACTGGATCATCGTATGCAGGTTGTGATGATTCGTCAGACACAACTTCTACAAACTCTTGTATGGCAAGCAGGTAAAAATGATTATAGTGAGGAACCTATTCACACCAAGTTTCCACCAAATGAGAAGGAATCTGGTGAGTGGGTAGTGGAGCAATTACTTGCGAACGAAAGAGGGCACTGGGGGCCATTAGAGCATCCTTCTATTACTTTGGATTGTGTTGGGTTCGTTCATAATGTAATGGTTCAGGCAAGAACTCATCGTATTGGAGTTTCCTTTGACGTACAATCGCAACGATATACTGGTCGTCGTGTATTAAAAGTTGCGACTGGAGAACTTAACCCCGAAGAAGTCTTCTATGTACGTCCAGAAGGTCTCTACCTTGACCGTAAAGGGCACAAGTATGAATGGACGAGGAATGACTATGAAAGGCAGTTAAAGTTCTGTCTGGAGGCATCTGAAAGGTATGCGGAGGGTTATAATACTCAGGGTATGGCAGAAGAACATTTGAGAGATTATCTTCCTCAAAATATTCGCCAGAACTTTGTGGTTACATTCTCTCTTCGATCTGCCCTACACTTTCTAGACTTAAGAGCAAAGTTAGATGCTCAGGTAGAAATTCAAGCATTAAGTGAAGGAATGGTATTAGTAATGAGAGAATGGGTTCCAGAAATCTTTGGTTATTATGAGGAAAAAAGACTACATAAAGCACGTTTAAGTCCCTGAGGTATTATGAAAACTTGGTGTGTAAAAGACCATCTTACTGGTCATATATTTAAAGTTTTTCTTAATGAACAGGAGTTTCAAAATTTTCTTAAGAAAAATCCTGATATTGATGAGTGTATTGATTGCATTGAGTGTGATGATGCACCTTCAATAACATTGGAATAAATAATCACAACATAATAGAGGTGTAAATTTTGGCGACATATCCCATAGTGAATAAGGAAACTGGTGAACAAAAAGAAGTTGTGATGAGTGTTGATGAGTGGGATCAATGGAAAAAAGATAATTCCGAATGGATACGAGATTGGTCTGACCCCTCAACTTGTCCAGCCTCTGGAGAACTGGGAGAGGTTTATGATAAACTTAAAAAATCTCATCCTGGATGGAATGATGTTCTTTTACAAGCATCAAAGGTTCCTGGATCAAAAGTAAAACCTGTTTAAACTTATATGTCAAGAAGAAAAAAAGACGATCAACAATTTGGAGTTGGAATGACTGCTAGACAAATGAAACGTAAAAAACCAATCAATCATGATATAATGAGAGAGATTGAACCTCTCACAAAAAATCAAGAAATACTCTTTGAATCATATGATAAAAATCAAAATATTGTTGCATATGGTTGTGCAGGTACAGGTAAAACATTTATAACTCTCTATAATGCACTGAAAGATGTTCTAGATGAAAGAACTCCATATGAAAAAATTTATATCGTTCGTTCACTTGTTGCTACTAGAGAAATTGGTTTTCTTCCTGGTGATCATGAAGACAAATCCTCTCTTTATCAGATTCCTTATAAGAATATGGTAAAGTATATGTTTGAGTTGCCATCAGAAGCAGACTTTGAAATGCTTTATGGTAATCTTAAAACTCAAGGAACGATTGGTTTTTGGAGCACCTCTTTCATTCGTGGTACTACACTTGACAAGGCAATTATAATTGTAGATGAATTTCAAAATTTAAATTTCCACGAATTGGATTCTATCATTACTCGTGTTGGTGAAGATTCTAAAATTATGTTCTGTGGTGATGCAACACAATCTGATTTAATTAAGACAAATGAACGTAATGGTATTATTGATTTTATGAAAATTTTAAGAGTAATGCCTTCTATTGATATTATTGAATTTGGTGTAGAAGATATTGTAAGATCTGGGTTTGTTAAAGAATATATTATTGCAAAAATGGAAATCGGTGTATGACATTTATTCATCATAATTACTTGGGTGATCTTGAATTAGATTGTAAAACCACAGAGAGTATTCGTTTATACAATCTTCCAAGTGGCAAGTGGGTTCCTTCTATTACTTCTGTAACTTCTTTCTACAATCGTGAGATTTTTGTTAAATGGAGGAAAAGAGTTGGTCTTGAGGAAGCAAACCGTATTACTAAAAAAGCAACTGCAAGAGGGACTGATTTTCACCAAGTATGTCAAGATTATCTTGAAAATAAAGAGTTGGATTGGAATAATTATCAACCCCTCTCAAAGTTTATGTTCTATCATGCAAAACCTTATCTTGATAAGATAAATAATATTCACGCAATTGAAAGAACTCTTTACTCTGAATATCTTGGACTTGCTGGACGAGTTGATTGTATTGGAGAATATGAAGGAGAACTTGCAGTTATAGACTTTAAGACATCTGAAAAGATTAAACCAGAAGAATGGTTGGAAAATTACTTTGTGCAAGAAACATTTTATGCTGCTGCGTATTATGAACTGACTGAAATTGTTCCTGTTAAATTAATTACTATTATGATTACTCCTGGAGGAGAAGTGAAAGTATTTGACAAAAGAAACAAAGGGGATTATATTAAGTTATTAGTTCGTTATATTAAAGAATTTGTACATCACAATATTGGGGCAACGAATGGAGAATGAATTAGAAAAAGTACTTGAGAATAAGTTTTTTTGTCCAACACGATTTGCTCAAGAGATCGAAAGTCTTGTGCAAGTCAATGTTGAAATGAATTATATTGATGCTATTGTTCATTTTTGTGAAAAAAATAATATTGATTTAGAATCTGTACCTAAAATCATCTCAAAACCACTTAAAGAAAAGATTAAGTGTGAGGCAACGGAACTTAATTTTCTTAAGAAGACCTCTCGGGCAAAATTGGTTTTTTAATCCATTTTGGGTGACAAAAAATCCCGGCAAAAAATTCCTTATATTACCTTTTTTGAATGATGCCATATGATGCCTATTGTCAATATCTTGCAATCAAAAATCACTTTACGAAAGATAGTTTTGACTATCATAAGTATTGTGGAAAATCAAGAGCAACAGTACAATCTTTCTACAAACGGAAAGACCGAATGTGGTTTGAAAAGTTCTCAAGACAAAAAACAGATCAAGAAGTTATAGATTTTTTTGTTGCAAACTTTGTATCTTGTAATGATCCAGAAAATTTATGGATCGGTGAAATAGTAAAGGAAGGTGAAGGAAGATATAAAAACTGGCAGAAAAAAATTCAATCATTATCATATCTGTTTAAAGAAGAATCTGAATATCTTTTTGAAGAAAATAAATTTGAAGAGGTTTTTAAATGCTCAAAAGGACATCCAGTTCTTCTCAAAAGATTCTTGGGAGGAAAAATTTCATTAGAGACAATGGTTCTTTATGATAAAATATTTTCATATACAAATAACTTTGATAAAAAACTGAAAGATCCTGTATGGGAAACCGTCAGTCGTAGAATTAAAAAGTACAATTCATTCATAAATATTGACGTACTTAATTATCGCAAAATTTTGAAAAAAATTGTTTTTAAAGAGCAATGAGTTTCTTTAGTTCAGAACTTGTAAAAGCAGAGATGATTGAAATTTCAGATCTTCAAGAAAAGATTTATGGAAGTGTGTTTCGATTTCCTTCAATGACAAAAGAAGATAAGATCGAGCATGTTACTCTTCTTGAAAAACTCTTGTGCAAGCAACAAATACTCTATACTCGGTTGAGTTTGTCTGATGACCCAGAAGCACAGGAGATGAAACAAAGAATTGCTGATTCTGCTCAAATTATGGGTCTTCCTGCTCACGTTGATATGAATATCATCCTTGGTAATATGTCAAAAATGCTTGAAGCAATGAAACAACAAATTGACAAAACAGGTTCCGACCTGTAGAATAATAAAGTACACAAAAGCCAAATCCTACAAATACGAGGTATAAATGTCTAATTTCGCAAATCTTAAAAAACAGTCTTCTCTTGGTTCACTCACTGAAAAACTGGTGAAACAAGTAGAGAAAATGAGCAATAATTCTAGTGGTGTTGATGAACGTCTATGGCGACCAGAAGTAGATAAAACTGGTAATGGTTTCGCAGTTCTTCGTTTCCTTCCTGCTCCTGATGGTGAAGATCTTCCTTGGGCAAAAATGTATTCCCATGCATTTCAAGGAAATGGCGGGTGGTATATTGAAAATTCTTTGACTACTATTGGTGGTAAAGATCCACTTGGGGAATATAATCGTGAACTATGGAATAGTGGATCGGAAACAAATAAAGAAATTGTTCGTAAGCAAAAACGTAAACTGAATTATTATTCTAATATCTACGTTGTAAAAGATCCTGCAAACCCTTCAAATGAGGGCAAAGTCTTCTTGTTTAAGTATGGTAAGAAAATCTTTGATAAGATTATGGAAGCAATGCAACCTGAGTTTGAAGATGAATCTCCAATCAATCCCTTTGATTTTTGGCAGGGTGCAAACTTCAAACTGAAGATTGTAAAGAAAGATGGTTACTGGAACTATGATAAGTCAGAGTTTGATCGTGTAAGTCCTTTGCTGGACGATGATGATGCTATGGAAGCAATCTGGAAGAAAGAATATTCACTGACTGCAATTACTGCACCTGATCAGTTCAAGACCTATGAGGAACTTGAACGTCGTATGAATATGGTTCTTGGATTGAGTCCAACTTCTTCTCCTACTCAGTCTCGTGCTGTTGTGCAACAAGAAGATGAGTTTGAGTCTTATGCTCAAACACCAAGTATTGAAAATCGTGTAGTAGAAGAACTTGAGCAGTCTTATGCTCGTTCCAAGTCTCCTACTCTTCCTACAATCAATAGTTCTGTTGATGAAGATGAAGACGACGCATTATCATATTTCCAAAAATTGGCAGAATAATCAACTATAAAGTCGAATATTGTCTGCTCTTTTGAGGGTTTCATTCATGAACTGTGAGGAACCCTCTTTATATTCCATAATTTCTTCCATATCATTTAATACGATACCAATATAATCATTTTTGAGTAAGAAGATATTTCTTTTATTATCATCTATCTTCTCTTCATACTCATAGTTTGTTACTGGAATTGCAATATTTTCTATAGTGATTTGTTGTTCTATAAAATAATCATAATAACTTACTGAATAAGAAGAATCTACTTGAAGTCCTGCAGGAACTATTGTAACTCCTTGACTATTCTTAACTTCTTCTGTTTCATAGTGATGTATACCATTATAGAGAGTATTATAGTCACCATACTTATCTAATACAAATCTATCAAAATCAGTTTGAGGTAATGGCCACTCCGATTGAACATTTAAGATATTATTAGACAGAAGGACAATCCAATCTAATTTGGAATCTTCATAAACTTCAAATGCAACGTTGTCTGGGCGATCATCTCCAATGATTTTATACTTCTCAAAGAATGCTAAATTCTGAAAGATATCTTCTCTTATTTTTCCTTTTTTAAAAAGATTTTTAACTCTAATATAATCTCCTATGTTAGCACCAGGAAGTCTGCTAACATATTCAAATTCTGGAACTTGTCGGAAATAATTTGACATTTTAGAAACCTATATTGTTATCGTCTGATCCATATTCATCATCAAAGAGTGGTTCAAGTTCTTGGAATGTTAATGATAATCTATAAGCAGTCATAGATTTTTCATTACCATCATAGGTCATATATGTTCCATCAGGAGTATACTCAACATTACAAGAAGTTAGGGCACATTCCTTAAATCTATTTAAGTAAGGATGTGCTTTTTGTCCCGCAGTCATATATTGAATAGCAAAAGTATGTGGTGCCTTTAGGAGTAATGAAGATTCACTTCTTTTTACTGACATTGATTGTTTAAATGCACGAATAATTTTCCGTACCATTATTGCTTCATCTGGTTCTCTTGGATAAAACATAAATTGAAATGAAAAACTTCTTAAACTTGGTCCAGAAAAAAGAAGTTCTACGTTGTTATTAAGAACAGCTCCATATGCTCTTGAAGCAACGTTTGCATTTACTAATTTATCCAAAAAAATAGATTTAACTGTGGATTCCAAATCTCCAAGATTTGATTCTACTTTACTTGCACCATTCTCAATTGCTTTATTAGCGCCTTCAATCCCTCCATCATAAAGTCCTTTAGCTATGTTTATAGCTTCTGATTGTAACATATTTAAACTGTCTTCTTGCCACCCTACTGGATTGCTATCAGTAATACCTGCAGGAATTGGTAGAGTAATCACTCCAATTCTTTTAGATCCCTTTACTATTGGACTGTTTCCTTCAAGAGTTACAACTCTACTTTTTGTACTTCCAAATTGCCCTGTTCCTTGATTTTGGATTGAAAGTGATGGTGAGTATTCTAGAATAGAAAATTTAATCACATCCTGAACTTCTGATTGTAAGTTTATAGGATATTTCATATTAGTAGCATAACTTGTTCGTGTACCCTTTTTTGTACTTACCGATTCATTCGATACTAATGAAGTTTTTGCTTGCCCACCAGGAGCTGGATTGCCAGTTCCTTGATTAGGTGCAGCATTGATTTGTTTTGTTGATAATGATCTTTGTTGCTCTGGTGGAATTTTTGCCTTTGTTGCTGCTGTTTGAATTTGTTGTTGTGTTGTTGTCTTTAATGCACCTTCCCTTAAAGATTTTTGAGCATCGGCACCTAACCAAGGATTATTTGAAAGTGGTTTATTTGTAAATGTCCAGTTTTGAGATGTTCCTGTGGTAGTTGCTGCAACAACTCCTGAACTTAATGGAGCCTCATAATATAAAATTTCTTGCTTTACTGATTTTGGATCAATTTTTCCATCAGCCCCTTCGTTATATGTTGTTCTTATTGCTGTGTACAACTTATTTCCTGCAGTACCTACTTTAGTTTCACTTTTATCACTTGTAATTGTTTTTGTAGCCATCAGAACACCTCCACACTAGTGAATGTGCTTAAAGTATATGCCTGCTTTCTTCTAAACATAGACATAAGGTTTTTATTTATTTAGACGGAACTTTGCATAACGTATAGAAAGCATCTCATCTAACTCTTCATACTTTATAACATGAAGTTTTCCTGCAACTTCTTCCCAAGTATATTGTCTTCCTTGTCTCCAATGAAAATTGATTGCTTTAAATCCCCACTTCTCTAATGAGGTGCAAGCAATCAAAGGATGTTGGTCATACTCAATATTTGGTGTCTTAGGATTATAAATGAATGTATAAAACTTTCCTGGTTCTGGATATAATACTTCTTCCTTTAATATTTCCATAATAAGAAGCATTAAATCCTCCGGATCTCTTGTTTCAGTTTCCTCAATTTTTTTACGCAACTCTCTCATTCTTGGAGGGACGCCAACATACTTACCAAAACCTTCTGCCATTACTTAATACCTAAATGATCTTCTGTAATAATCATAAAATTAATCATTCTATCTGCACACCATTCCTCCGCAGCTTTCCACTTTGCTTGGTTCACTGCATAGGTTTTTGCTTCATATAGATATCCTTTTGTTACTCTTAATTTTTGTTTTGGTGGTTGAGTTTGTTTTTTTGGTTTTACCTCAATCACATAAGTTTTAATCTCATCAGATTGTTCTTTCACTTTGATAATAAAATCTGGATAGTATCTGTGAATTCTATTATCAATAGGAGATCTGTAAGGAACACAAAATTCCTCTGAACCCCAAGAAATTATATTTTCATTTAGATCGCACCAACGACAAAACTTTCTTTCCCAACTACTTCTACAAATAATATTATTAGAGTTGCCGATGTATTTTTGAGGATAGGATGGTTTGTAAATACTCTTTAAACTTTCTCCCATTATCCCTGCTACATAATATATAAAGATCAAAAAGTATTTATAAATGCCGATTGTAAGGAACATAGCATCAATTAAATCAAACTTACTTCATCCTGCATTAACTTCTCATTTTGAAGTGAATATTCCTATTCCAACAGGTCTTACTAAAGAATATTTGAGTGCTAATGGATTGGTTGGGTTTGAAAGTGATAAGAATCAAGGACGATTACAATTAATGTGTTCAGATGCAATACTTCCTGGATCTCAACTTGCAACTCATAGTATTACGGGAGACTTCCACGGAGCCACTCATAAACATGCATATAGAAGACAATATGATGATAGAATTGATTTGAGTTTTTATGTTGATGCTGATAATTATCTTCCAATTAGATATTTTGAAACTTGGATAAAATATATTGCAGGAGAACAAATAACTTCTGCAGATGGTCGTCCCGGAACCGATAAAAGTGAATATTTTTATAGAATGAATTATCCAATAGAGTATATTTGCAATCAAGGATTTGAGGTAATAAAATTTGAAAGAACAGGAAATGGTATTAGTTACACTGGTGGAAAAATGGTATATAAGTTTGTAGATGTTTTTCCGATATCTGTTAACTCAATGGCTGTTTCTTATGATGCATCTTCGTTATTAAAATGTACAGTTGCTTTTTCGTATGTTAGATATTTTATAGATCGTCCAACTGCTGCTGGATCCCCATCTCCTCAGGCACCATCTGGTGATCCATCATTTCCTAATTTTAATTTAACACCACAACAATTGGCAAATATTAATAGCATTCCATTTAATTCTAACATAGAGTTAAGTGTTGCTCCACTTGCTGCTGGAGGGGTTCCTTTTGATAGTGCTGGTGCTGCACAGACAATTCCATTTGCATTTTAATCTTCATTAGAGACCATCTAAATAATCATACCTGAAATTCACTATAAGACATCATGGGATTACCAAAAATTTCTACACCAACTTATGAACTTGAGTTGCCTTCTACAGAACAACCAGTCAAATATAGACCTTTTCTTGTTAAAGAAGAAAAACTTTTAGTTATTGCATTAGAAAGTGAAGACACAAAACAAATCACTAATGCAATTAAAACAGTCATCAAAAATTGTATTCTTACAAAAGATATTAAAGTAGAAACACTTCCTACTTTTGATATTGAATTTTTGTTTCTCAATATTCGTGGCAAATCTGTCGGTGAGCAAGTAGACGTTAATATTATTTGTCCGGACGATAATGAAACTAATGTCTCTGTAAGTATTAATCTTGACGATATTAAAGTACAAAAAAGTGAGGAGCACACTAATAAAATTAAAGTAGATAGAAAGATTATGATGGAAATGAAATATCCATCACTTGAACAGTTTATTAAAAATAATTTTGATTTTGATGATAAAAATGCTATGGATCAATCTTTTGATCTTATTGCATCTTGTATTGATAAGATTTACACTGAAGATGAAGTTTGGTCTACTTCTGATGTTACTAAAAAAGAAGTTACTGAATTTTTAGAATCAATGAACTCATCTCAATTTAAAGATATTGAAAAGTTCTTTGAGACGATGCCCAAACTTTCACACACTATTAAGGTTAAAAATCCAAAAACAGAAGTAGAAAGTGAAGTTATTTTAGAAGGGTTAGCCAGTTTTTTCGCATAGGCATGGTCCATATGGATCTTGAGAATTATTTTCGTTTAAATTTTTCTCTGATGCAATATCATAAATATTCATTATGGGAAATTGAAAATATGATTCCCTGGGAAAGAGATGTTTATGTTGCACTACTTCAGCAGCATCTTGAAGAGGAACAACTGAAACAGCAACAGCAAAAATCTAGTTTCTAATGTAAAAGAAAATGGTAGCAATAAATCCACAAAAATTAATGGGGAGGACTAAAAAGATCCAAACTAAAGTGGATGAACAGCAGCAAGAGTTAATTGCTACCCCTATTAATATTGCGGTTTCTCAAAATATATTAGATTCTCTTGCAAAAATTACCGAACTTATTAGTCAACAAAACTCACAGATTGTTGAGATTATAAAGGAGGTAAAACAACCAAAATCTGTTGAAGTTAAACCTAGTTCTTCTATTCAACCTCAGCAACAGTTGATTGGACCTCCTGGCCCTGCTGGTACTCCTGGACTTCCTGGACTTTCTATTCAACCTCAGCAACAGTTGATTGGATCTCCTGGTCTTTCTGGTACTTCCGGACTTCCTGGTCTTTCTGGTGCTTCTGGTGCTTCTGGTACTCCTGGACTTCCTGGTGCTCCTGGTGCTCCTGGTCTTTCTGGTATTCCCGGACTTCCTGGTGCTCCTGGACTTCCTGGTCTTTCTATTCAACCTCAGCAACAGTTGATTGAATCTCCTGGCCCTGCTGGTACTCCTGGACTTTCTGGTATTCCCGGACTTCCTGGTGCTCCTGGACTTCCTGGTCTTTCTATTCAACCTCAGCAACAGTTGCTTGTGTCTCCTTG